AGATCTGTTCTTTTACCTTGTTCTCGGTCTGGTTGAATTGTTCCATACTCGAACGGTTCATCTATTGCGGTGTCTATCTTGGTGCAATAGTCGCGGTTTTGAGAAGGTTGACCGCGGGCTGGTTCTAGATGAAACTTAGATAACTGTTGAGTTTCTTCCAGCCATCGCTTGACGGTACTAAGACGTTTGCGCTTAGTGAATTCAATGTAACATTGCCAGTGAAGTCTGCCTGAGGTTGGGCATTCTTCTCTTTGGTAAACTAGATAACTAACCTCTTCATCGTTTGGTACGATGGGATGAGGTACGTTGTCGAAAATGGTGATGCACCATCTGTCCGTCAAGCTATTTGACATATATAAAAAATAAATGATCAAAAAGTTGCGTAGGGTAATACTGTCCCTACGCATCTAACTTAGTAACTCCTTCCATGAATTGGACGTAATACACGATTCGTACGGTACACCGTACTAGATTGTCTTCACCCGCTACAGAATGAAGAGCAAATGGTTCCAAATAACATATCCATGATGGATTTGTGTTGATTGCAGCTTGATAATCTTGTCGGTCGCAGAGATATTGTAGCTTGGAGAGACCAGCTATGTCCCATGGACGGATGTGAAACTTGAATGAACGAGTCTGATTTCCAGTGTTATTGACCCACACTGAACGGGTGTTATCCATTTCCTTTATTTCGGCAATCGTTCGACCCGCCGTAGTGACCGTGTTGTTGACTGACCTGACTCTAAGTCCGACGAGAAGTCCATCGTAGGTTGGATTGTTGAACGTGACGGTGCAGACGGCTTTATGCACGATGTATTTCTGATACATGAAGGCGACTTGGTCCCATTGGAGAGGTTGCATTCCTCCAATTTGGATAAGCGGGTCATAAGGTCCGTTAAGTGTAAATGTAGAGTTAACAACCGATAGTCCAGTTGTGCCGTTCGCGCTGAGAGCGAACGAGTCAGAATAGGGCAAACGGTAGAGACCTCCTCTAGCGAAAGGGAGACGTCCTGTCTGAACTGAGTAACTCGGCGCGCCAAGAGCGAAAGAACCGAAACCCCTTCCGTACAATTCTTTTGCGTTAACGGAGGCCGGTCTAGCTCGGCGGTAGCGACCCGATGTCTTGATCTGATAAGGTCTTGTCCATCGTGATGAAGATGATCTGGCTCGTGAAACTGATCGTCGTCGGAATGATCGTGATGATCGTCGTGGATAGCGTCGGTACGGCATCGCATATATAATTAACGTTGATCGAAGACTTTAGGTGAACTTTGCAAGTAGAGCCCGTCAGCCAGCTTCGGGGCCTACCTGTAAGGTAGTGATTCATCTGAAGTTTGTCTCAAACAACTTCAGATACCCACAAAGCGAACAACAGTTCGCTTTTTTGTGGGTACCGGAAGCTACTCGAAAATCTCGGTGAATCACTTTTCTATTATTTTAGTAAATCGGCGGCATATAGCCTTATCTAATTCGTCAGGCTCGACATTTGATGTAATGTAGACGGTTGTGTAATGAGCTTGGGCAGTCGAGCCTTTAACTGAGAGAGTTAATGGGTAGATATCGAGAAGATGTAGGACAAATTCTCGTTTGAAGTCTCTGGCATCGAAGTCATCGAGCCAAAGTATGGTTTCGCCTTGATATCCGTCGAACCAAATATTTGGGGGTGAAATTAATGGTCTAAAAAAATTTTTAGATTTAATTTTCTCGAAAACATAGGATGATTTTCCTGTTCCAGTTTCTCCATGAATGTAGATAACTTTTAATTCTCTAACTTGAGACTTTTTCAGGAGTGCCTGATACTTAGTGATATGATTGATGTATCTCAGTGCGGGAGGAGTTTCTGAGATAATCTCAACTAATGTCTTATTTTGACAGTCTTCCACTATTTTGTGGAGATCTGTTCTTTTACCTTGTTCTCGGTCTGGTTGAATTGTTCCATACTCGAACGGTTCATCTATTGCGGTGTCTATCTTGGTGCAATAGTCGCGGTTTTGAGAAGGTTGACCGCGGGCTG